CGCATCAGTCCGCCAAGCTCCGGCGGTAATTTGCATCTGGCTTGTGGAGCCATAGCCCCGCCCCCTTACTTCATCGCTTTTGCAAGTTTCTTCAAGAGGTCATCGCCGTACTTATAGGCGGCGAGATAGTTGATCGTGCCGTCGGTCAAACCGGCTCTTGCCTTGATCGTCCGCTTGGCTTCCTCGACGGCCTCGTCGACCTTCACGGTGTCGTACTCGACCCACGGGAGCTTTCCGTGCTTCTGCCAATTGCGGGCGTGGTAGCCTGCTTTCGTGCCGATGTTCTGGACGGCGGTGATCTGTGCGCCGTTGTCCCAGATCGGGGTGCATTCGACCGCCAGACCGTCACCGATGTACATGCCCCAGTGGCCGGGCATCCAGAGGCCTTCGCCGGGAATCAGCTTGTCCCATCCGGTCGTGGACACGTCCTTACACTTTGCGATCATGCCGTCGGCGGAGACATCCGGCACGCTGTTTGAGGCGTATCTTGCGCCGCCGTAGTAGGCGTTTTTGTTGCCGTTCCAGCCCCAAAGAATGCCCTTTGTCAGGTTTACGCAGTCAAAGCCATAGACAACTTTCCCAATCAGGCTGCGCAGATATGTGACTCTGCCGCCGGTGTACCAGTCCGGGTACTGGGCGGATTTCTCGTCAATGATCGTCTCGCTCACGGGGGAGCCGAAGCAGCCCCACATGTAGACGGTCTTGTAGTTCTCCGCAACGTCAATGTGCCTGCGCACAAGCTCGGATGCTTTCATCATTTCTTTTCGCCCTCCTGCGGCGTACCCGCACTGTCAAGCACATCCTGCGTCTTCTGGCTCTGCGTGCCGAAATAAAACGCGATAATGACAGCGTAGATCGTCATAAAGTCCTGCGAGATTTTGCCCGCGACGGACATATAGGCAAACACGCCGGTCAGCACCAGCGTAACCAGAGACTTGACGCTGAGCAAATTGCCCAGCCGCTTTTTGATGTTATCCATATGTACCCCTTTCATTCTACCGGTTCATTTTTCTTTGCGAATACTCTCTTGAAAGCCAGCAGGCCCAGCTCTGTTACCGCCGCGCCTCCGGCGTAGCCGAGTACGTCAGACAGGTCGACCGACGTACCCAGCTCCGGGTTACTTCCGACTGCGATAAGGACAGCGATGGTTTTCAGCGCGCACGCCCAGATCAGCACCATCGTCAGGAGTCTGAGCAGATAGATGACGATGGTGCGCGCCATCTCGCCTTTGCTCCACTTGCCCTTTACTCGCATATCAGCCACCCAGCCCCGCCAGAGCCAGCGCGTAGCCTACCAGTCCCGCGACGATCGCTGTCACGGCTGCCTTGATAAGCCCCTCCCAGCGGCTGCCGGGGAGCGCCTTGAGGGCTTTCACGTCGGTCTTGATCTCGTTCACGTTCGACTCGATCGTCTCCTGCTTCGTCGCCAGCACCTCCACGGAGGTAGCCAGCTGGTGAAGCGCCTTGTTATCCGCCTCGAGCTCGTCGATGCGGTGCTGGTTGGATTTGCAGCGCGCGTCGATCGCTGCGACCTGCGCCTGAATTCCGTCGTCCATATCTGTCTCCTTTCTCGCCCGGAGGCGGCGCTATACTTTCTTCCAGGCCGTCGGGGCGACCGTCGGGGTAAACACATTTCCGTCCATGAGCGACTCATACAGCTTGTCGTCCCACCAGCCTTTCTCGCCCTTTGCAAAGGCCAGTGTGGAGGTAATTACCTCGGGAATGATTCTGTACCCGTCCCGGTACTGCACGTCCTCCCAGAGCGTAGGCGCTTCGTCGGGCGTGTTCTGTGCGGTGTCCCAGAGGTCGACGGCGGCTTTTTTGATCTTGCCGTGCCAGTTGATGCGCGTGCCCGCTTTGACGAGGCTGCCGTCGCCGGTCAGCGTCCCCAGGAGCTCCGGCGCGAGGCTGACTGTTTTATCGTCCAAAGCGTTTGCCGCCTGTTCGATGTACGGGCGCATTTTCTTGGCCCTATCCGTGTACGTCATGCCGTTTCCTCCCCCAGCAAGATTTTCGCCGCCGTCTCGGTGTCGATCAGCCGCTCACGCAGCTGCTCCGGGTTTGCCGTCTCGATGTCAAAATTGTCTGTGACAAGCTTGCCAGTTTCCGTGTAGGTGTGTGGCGCACCGTCAACGTCGATGGCCTCATCGTACTCTGCGCCCGTCTCTGCTTGCCGGATGAGATAGCCCGCATCTGAATACGTCCGGTACAGCTCCACACCGTCCGTGCGCGTTTTGTAGTGCTCTCTTACGATCATGCTCATACCCCCACAATATGGTCTGCCAGTGAACTCCAGTTTGTCGCCGCTTTCCACGCATCCGCAAGCGATGCGGGAACCCTGATTTCCAGCTGAGGGTGCGTACTATCGAACGCGTTGACGTTGGCCAGCGCGGGCGCAGCCGTACAATGCGTGAAGTCTACAAACCGCAGCGAATAGCATCGCAGGAACACCTGCGCCGGGATGCTCGCGATGTCTCCAAGGCACGTCACCCTGCGCAGCGCGCCGCAGCCCCGAAATGCGGAAGCGACAAAGGTTGTAGCATCTGCCGGAATGGTGACTTCCAGCAGAGAAGTGCAGGAAATAAAAGTACCGACTTGACCGTTGACAGCCTTGATGTGGACTCGTTCAATGGATTGTGCATAGTATGCAGCAACCATATCAAAATTTACCTGCCGGATTGCTGTATTTGCGATGTCATAATTATTACCATCTGCTTGCGTCGTCCCTTTCGGTGTTGCAATCGCGCGGAGATTAGGGCAATTATAAAATGTTTGTCGAATTGCGGAACTAAAAGCCACTGTCACGGCGCGTATACTTGTAGCTTGTTCAAACGTCCTATACGGTTCGAAAAGCACGCCAGCTGGTACAGATATGCTCTTGAGCCTGGTGGCATAAAACGCACGTTCCGTCACTCTGGTCATTCTTTCGCCGATTTCCACCTTTGTAAGCATGGCGCAGCGACCCATATCGGTTTCGCCGTTTGCAATCAGCATTCGACCACTTGATCCGTTCCCAAGCTGCATCGTCGTACCCTCTTTGACGCTCATGGTGATCACGTATGAGCCGCTGGAGGCGTACACATGCCGATGTTCAACCCAAGAATCGGCATTTTTTGATTCCGGGGTTGTGCCGTCGCCCCAGTCAACAGTCGTGGCGTTTCTTGGGTCCTGCCAGTAATTGAGTACAAAATCGTCCCACGTCTCGGTGTCCACGTCGACGTAGAGCCTTGTCTTTCCGTCATCGGTAATATACAGCGCGCCGATATCGAGCTCACGGCCTGCGTCCTTGATGTCGGCAAGCGTCCAGTTCCATCCCTGACAGACCAGTCCATCGTGCGACGGAAGGGGCGGCAGCTCGGTCTTTGTGGCCAGCTCGGCGAGTGTCCAACTGTAAAGCAGTGTCCCGTCGTAATCCCAAAAGTTGATGTCCGACTCCTTGGGCGGTGTGGTGTCTAACGTGCCGGTGATCTGCGCGCCCGAAGCGTCGTGCGCCGTCACGCCGGATTTGAGCGTCGCGGGGGTGACGGTGTCCTCAGACAGATCGATGAGCGTTTCCCCGGCGTAGACCACCTTGTTTCTCGGGGTTTTACCCCCAGATACTTCCGGTGCCGCCATACGCTCACGCTCCTGCCTTCTTGCCGATGGTGACGGTCACGCCGCCGGCGGCATTGGGCGTTTCGTTGTAGTAGATCGCGGCCACATCGACCTGCGACATGTAATCGTAGCCGGGGTCCGGCAAGATCGTCTGCGCGGTCGTCAGCGGCTCAACGGACTTCGTCTGCGCCTTGATGGCCTCGCCGCTGTACGTGCCCGTCACGCCGAGGATCGTCACGCCCGCCTTGATGTTCCCGGCAATGATCTTCGCGGCCTCTGTGGGGTCGATGGCGACCTTACCGCTTCCGTCGTGGTAGCCGATGGGGACGATGTACTCGCCCTTGACCGTCGTGATCTTCGCGGCCACCGCGCCGTTGTTCGGCATTTCGCCCGTGATCATCGAGCCTCTTGCGCCCGCCGTCTTGCCGAAAAGGATTTCCGAGGCCTTGACGGTCGCGCCGGACGTGTCGAGGTCAAATTCGCACGTGCCGGTGTGGAGCTCACCGTCCGAGCCGTGATACTTAAAGCCAAGCAGGACTTTGCCCGGCTCTACCGTGTCGGCGGTCAGGTCTAACAGCACCTCGCCGCCATAGATAAATTTACTTCTGCCCAAAATTTACACCTCCGATGCAATGTAGACCGTCGTGCCGGTCTCGTTGGATACCTCATAGTATGGGACTTTTGTGACGGTCACATCGTCCGCCAGCAGCTTGTTTTTCGTCGGCAAAACAACCGGCTCAAATGCCTTCGGCACGACCTCGTAGTCCCCTTCATACGCCTCGCCGCCCTGATAGACCACCTTCGCGGGCTCAATCCGCATCCGAATCTCCGGCTGCGAAAGCACCATTTTAAGCATATCCCGCCTCCTTTAGGAAGCTCTTCACGTCCACCTGAACGATCTCCGCCGCCTGCTTATTCCCGTCCGCGTCGGTCAGCGCGCATTGCAGGCTTACCGCCCCCGGGCGCAGGCGCATCGCGTCTTCGTACGGGATTTTTACCAACAGGTGCGTTTCGTCTACGACTACCGGCGTGTACTGGAAGAACTGGCATGCCTGTTTTACGTAAAATTCCAGTTTTGTCACCTTTGTCAGGTTGGTTCCCTCTACTTCCACCGATAAAGCGTTCGCGATTTTCTGAAACACTTAATCACCCCCCGCTCTGCTGCGCTTCAAACACATCCAGCTCGTTCTTTGCTTTGATGAACGTCGTCGTGTCGTCCGAAAGCGAGATGGTAGGCAAGAGGCGCGAATCATATGTGTAATCGTGATACGCCACACCGCCTTTGTAAGATGCCGTCGCCGTCATTCCCTGCAATGCCACTGCGGTAATCGCAGTAGTTGGTACAGTAGCTTGGTTGAACCCATCATTTGGGCTGGACGTTGTCCAAACTTCTGTTTGCGTTGCAACCAGTAATGTTGATTCCGATGCAGATGCGTAACTTACGCGGGTAGTTGCCTGTTTGTTCTCTCCGGTAACAATAGAAGAACCCCAGTTTGTGAGATTTTCGGAAGAATAAACAGTCGACACTGGTCCATAAAATATTCCCGAACTGCTATTGTACTGCGAATAGTAAGTCCCCAAAAAATAATACTTTCCAGATAAGAACACAACTTCTGACGCTGAATAACGTTTCATGACTACTGATTTGACAGGAGTTTTTATTTTCGTGAAGCTGGTTTCACTCCCATTTGCAACGTGCAGCTCTACATCACCGCTAAAAGAACTTCCAGTCTCCTGTCGGATTGCCGAAAGGAACCATTTTCCATTTGCGCTCGAGAACTTATATCCGAAAAATTTATTCCCGCTGATATCGTTAGTTTTCGTAATCATCGAATACTGCCAGCTACCAGAATCCAAAGGCGCATCCGAAAGAACCACATATGTTTTATCGGAATATTCGTCCGTGGAGCTTCCGTATCTTTCTATTGCAAATCCAAATTTCCCGTTACATTCAGCGATTCCGAAGAATCCGGTACCGTCTTTGCTATCTGATGGGAGTGTAACACCCACCTGCGTCCAGCTTGTGTTCCCTTTTTCTCGAACCGCAATCTTGACGTTTATTCCGACACGGTATGCGCACACGCAATAATCATCAGATACTGCGAGCGAGCACATTATGCCTTCGTATGTAGTTTCGCTTCCTGCAAACGTCGCCTCTTCGGAAAACGTTCCACCAACCGCGCTGGATTTCAAAATCTTGAAATTGCTACCAACCTGCACACAAACAAACCACATCCCATCAAAATACACTGTATTTGAAACACTTTTTGCATTGTAAGATGCCGGAAACGCATTCGTATCCCACGTTACCGCACCGCCCGTATTTCTCAGCACAGAACACAACTGCGGGTAGTTCTCAAACGTCACTGTGCTCCCGTCGCACTTCAACCACGCATCTCCCAGACTCTGCGCCGGGCTCGTCCGGATGGTGCCGATGGGTACGATGCGGTCGACCATGTGCCGGAATGCGTCGTCGACAAGCGGGTTCGCATACGGCAAGCGGAGAAAGCGTCCCGTGGAATCTTGTAGCATTGTGCGCGTGTTGAACGGCGTGCCGGTATCGTCCGGGTCGTCTGCACGCGTCATGTCGTAAGTATCTGTCTGTCCGGCAACGGGCTTGAGCTTTACCCGCCCCGGAAATTTTGGAGTTCGGTCTTTCATGTTATCCCCCCATGTCTCCTGCGTATAGTTCTGCGTCCGCGTAAATCCAGCCGACCTCCCGGCTCTCCAACACGTCATCTACAGCGATAATCGTCTTTTCAATGTTGTTCGCGCCTTCCCAGTCCAGTTCGTTGATCTTTGCCGGAGGGCGCGGGGCAGGATTGACAGCTGCGTCATATACAGCGTTCGCGGATTCGATATAAGCGTCCATAACGTCTTTGTCGAGCACTTCGTCAGAACCATAATCTTCCCGCACTTCTGCCGGAACGTCGATGCAGTGCGTTCTCAACCTGTCGCGGATGGTGATAAGCGCCGTGCCGACGCGGTTCAGGTCAGACGCTTTGTAAGAGCCTTTCAAGCCCGCTTCAAAGTCTGCCTTTTCCTGTTCCGTGAAGTCGCTCCACAGTTTCTTGTAAAGCTTCTCAGCATAGGAAGCGTCCGCCTGTGTCCGGTCGGTGATTAAGGTTTTCATAATTCTCATGCAGAAGCCCCCGTTCCTACGATGTCGCACTCAGACGCCGCGATGCCGCTCAGTTTTATGGTCATGCTCGTTATTGTCCCGGTAATGTGGTCATCCCACGGTGTCGTGGTGTCTACGTAGTCACCGGGAAGCTCCTTGTCCATGACGATCTGAACGCTGTGCGTCTGCCGCCGCATATAATAGTCAAAGACGTGCTGTGTCACCGCTGCAACGTTCGAGGTATTTACCAGCGTCGCGTCCTTGACTTCTATGACGTTTGGCTTGGTCGAGGCCGTGACGTTCGGATTTGTCTTGGTCGTTACCGCTTCCGTGTGGTAGTAGGTCTTGCCGTCCACTTTGACGGTATCGCTTCCGCTCCCGGACGTGCTGTACGTGTGCGCGGTAACTCTTACCTCGGTCACGATGGCGGACTGGCTGACTTCGCCGCCGACGTAAAGCCGGTTCATAGGAATCACGGTCGGTGTTTCCTCAGACAGTCTCCATACCTTCACGTTTCCTGTTCCGCTGGTATCCACCACAGCCCGAAGCGCAAACGCGACCTGCTGCAAAGCTTCCCTTCGCGTGCAATCGGGAATGTATCCTGTCAGCTTCTCGGTCTGTAGCTCCTCCGAAAGCTCCAAGACGAAATACCCGCCGAGGATGCTTTCTAAAACCGTTTTCGCGTTGGCGTTGGAATAAACAACAGCCGGGAATGGGTCTTCGTCCAGAATTCCCAAAGCGTCGATGCAGGAAACGTTGTATACGTTTTTGCTTACGCGGGTAGATTCGTCGATGTAAAACGTGCCAATTTTCGTCTTTCCGTTGTACGCATAAACGGGCTGCTTCTCTTGGAAAATAAAATCAATATCTTCCATGCTGTCCAGCGTGAAGTCCAGCGTGTTAATCGCTAACTCGTCGGATATGATGTTCAGTTCCTCGGTCGCCTCAACGCTCCGAAGCTCCTGCCGCTCGAACTCTCGAACAATGCCGAAAAGGATAAGGGATATCTTGATCGGTCGGTTTGGAAGGTTCGTTTTGTTGAACTGAATCTTGATTTTGTTATACAGTTCCACAGTTTTCTCGCAGAAGTAATTTCCGCTGTTCGGGAAGAACTGCTGTGTAGCCAGCTGCGTTGTTCCGTTGTACCACGTGATATTCAGGTCGCTGCAATAGTCCCCTGTTTCCCCGTCAAATTTGAAGTAGATGCCGAGGGAGGTAAACTGCCCGTCAAGCAAAAGCTCAATGCTGGGCGGCGTATCGAACGTGCAATCCGCCTTGCTTCTCGGCGTAGACCAGAAGCCAACCGGCTCAGAAGCAGGCTTTACTTTTCGTGTGCCGTTCAGCACCCATTGATTCTGCTCCGTCGTTGCCACTGGCCCCTCGAATGCCCCGAAGGGCAGAAGCGAGGTTTTTGAAATACCCATAGCCTCGCTTGCTGTCACACTCGCAGCCGCCGCAGAACCGACCGCAACGTCTTCATACACAACTTTTACACTCATAGCGGCGTCCTCTTCGGCTTCATCGCAACAAAATTAAATGTAAGGTTGCCCCATTCGTTCTTCTGCCCGTAAGCCGTCAAAAGTTCATCGTCTCCGTTTGCAACATACGCCTCGAAGGTCAATGTCCCTTGTGCATACGGAACGGTGAGGGAATGGCTGTCGACAGGTGCGGAAATTGCTTCATAGAACCTGTCATATTCCGCCGGGTCAGTCCCAACCGGGTCAAGCTCCACGCTGTAGTTGTAAAACGTTCCGATGATGTCGCGCACCATCGCGCCGGTCATCACGCGCCCCGCATTATCGCCGTCCAGAACCGCGAAAGAGCGTTTCAGACTGGTTACATGCAGATTCGGATACGCCGTGCCGTCGAGGGTCAAAACACTCGTCATGCCTTCACCCCCGCCAGCCTTACGCCTACACGCTGCGTCTCTTCGTTGTTCGCCTTATAAACAGCCCGCGCAAACTCTCTGCCGTTGAGCTGCAAGATGATCGTCTGCGACCGTCCGCCGGATTCGTTCATAGCCTGTTTGAATGCCTGCACCATTGTCTCAAGTGGCGTTTCGATGTTCGTTCCGCTTTTCTGGTCGCCCAGCACCGCCATAAACTCCCGGTTCGGCGGGATGACCGCGCCTTCTGCAAGACGGGGCAATGTTACATAACTTACAGGCGGTATGCTAATACCAAAGGACTTGCCGCCGATAAGTGGAACCCAGTCCGGAATATCGAAGTGAATCGTGTTCAGAGCGGAGATTAACAGGTTTACGCCGTCAATGATTCCATTGATAGCCAACTCAACAATCGCCACAACACCATTCCAAATGCCTTTGAAGACTTCCTTTACGCCTTCCCATGCCTTTGTCCAGTCTCCCGTGAAAACGCCAGTAATGAAATCAATAAGTCCTTTTAAAATTTCCTTGATGCTGTTGTATAGGTCAGATACAAGCTTCCCAGCAATTCGAAATACATTTGCAAGATACGGGTTTTTAGATTCCAGCCATGTGATAAACATGTTCCACGCATCCTTGATGGAGTTTACAATCGCGTTCCACGTCTGCTTCATTCCTTCCCAAATCTGCTTAATACCTTCTACGGCAAGCTTCATGTCTCCTGTGAATACGCCCTTGAAGAACTTCCCGAAACCGTCTATAATATTTTTTAAGCCTTGAATCAGTTCTTCTCCATGTCCGGTGAAGGACACAAGCGCAACCAGCGCGGCGAGGAAACCTGCAATCAGAAGGGGAATCCAGCTACCCGTCAGAAGCGAAATGCCGATACCGGCGGCAAGTAGCCCTGCAATGATCGTAAGCGTATTGACCAAATTAAAGCCGTTTTCGATAACATCCTTAATGCCGACAACCAGCATAGCAAGACCGCCTACAACGAGTGCAATTCCTGCCGCGATCGGCCCAAAGGCGATTGCAAGTCCAACGGCAAGCGCGGCAAGACCTGCCAACATCCCGAGGAAGTTTTGTAAATCGATTCCATTGTTCCAAGCATCCAGCCAGAAGTATACAAGCGCAAACGCACCGGCAACAGCAAGGGCGATACCCCAAATCTTGCTCAGGTCGTTCGTGAATAAACTCGCGATTTTCCATGCCAGAAGCCCAGCTGCAATCGCGCCTACCAAGCCAAGAATATCATGGAGCTTATCCTCTGCCATATCGAGATTCGAGAAGTCCGGCGCGATCTCCGTTGATGCCGCGCCGCCGCCTCCGCCAGCGCCAGACGCTGTGTTGTCTGTAAGCTGGTTGATCTCGTCAAAGCTTGCCATGCTTTTACTTGCGTCCTTTGCTGCCGCCCCAACGCCCTCCAATGCCTTCTGCTCGTCGTTCAGCCCTTGCGCGGCTGATTTCTGCGAAGACCAGCTTTTCCCGGACAGCATACCGAAGAACTTTGCAATCGCTGTGACAACCTGTGTCAGAATGTTCACAAGCTTCACGAAAACAGGAATCACGACTTGAAGAATCGGCTGCGCGAGTGTCAGAAGCGCCGCCTTGAGCCGCGCCACAGCTGCGCGTGCTTCGTCGTTCTTCATAATGGTTTTTCCAAGCCATGTTCTAAGACTTTGCAGCGCTCGAGTAATCAAGGAGAATACCAGAACGCGCTTAAAAAGCCCGGAAACACGCTTGCTGAACGTGTTCATGCTGCCGGAAACCTTCTTCGCAGCGGCTTCCATGCGCTCTGTAGCTCCGCTTGCGCTTGTGATTTGCTCCGTGAGTTCTCCGGCTTTTTGCTTTGCAGCGTCCAAAGCAGAAGTCTGCTCGATCACTTTGTCCGTGATTTTTGCATATTTCCCGTCCAAACTCTCAACGATCTTGTCCTGCTCTTTTAAGATTGCTTCCTGCTCTTTGATTTGCGCCGCAACTTCCGTCTGCCGTCCGTATGCTGTGATATAAGCCTCCGGAGACGCAGACACCTCACCGGACGTGATCTGCCGAAGCCGCTCGGATTCAGTCCGCAAAGATTTCAGCGCATTTTCTGCCTGTTTTGCGGATTCTTTCGCCGCGTCAAGCTGAGATTTCAGACCGCTCTGCTCTCCTGTGCTTTTTTTCAGCTCGGCTTCCATCTTGTCGATTTTCGCCGTCAGCTTATCAAGCTCCTTCTGCGCGTTTTTTGCGTCAACCTCCGCTTGAACAACGATTTTGCCGTCTGCCATTGTCTCACCACCTTATTTTGAAATGCCCCATGCGGCGAGAACGTCTTTCTCTGCCTCTGTGTATGTAACTTTTAAATCGATTATATCCCTGTTCTTTCGGTAGAACTCCCGTTCCTGCTTGTCCAGAGGCTTCCCGTGTGCCTTTTTGTCTCGAATACGAACCACTTGAGCAAACAGGCAGTCTCCAATTTCCTGATAGAAAGACAGGAACGACCACCAGTGCAGATACTCAAGCGCCCGAACCTCGCATCCGGCGATTCTGTTCACGGGGGCAATAATCATGTTGAAGTCCTGCTCCCATGACATCAGCACGGGTTCTCTCTTCTTTTCTTTGCGTTCTTCCCCACGGTCTATAAACCGGAAACACTGGTTCAGAGCTTCCTGATAGTCGCTGGCTGGCATTCCCTCAAAGTCGGGATAGAAGATTCTCAGCGATGCCTCCGCCTTGTCCTGCTCGTCCAGCTCGCTATCAACAAGGGCGGTGAGGATATCCAACACCGCCCGATAGTCAGACCGGATTTCGTATTCTGTTCCGTTTACATTGACCGATGTCGGTAAAGACCAGATTACTTTTTCCATCTTTCCATATATTTCTTGATTCTCGGGTTCGTAGCCTTCTGTTCTCTTGCAAAGGTGGTGTCGATCTGGTCGATGATGCCGAGCATCAGATTGCTCCATACAGGCAAACCGTCAGCCAGTGCGAGGACATTCATAGAGCCGAAAAGAGGCGTGCAGAGCGGAACCCCGAAAAGACTGTCGATCGTATCGCGCATTTCGTTGCTTTCCCGACGCGCAACCTCAAAGATTTCCTTTTTGTTCGCGTTCTTTTCCACTTCTGCCTGATATTTCCGCTGACGATCTTCCAATCCGTTGAACACGTCAAAAATTTTCTCTACAATTTCTACGTCTGTCGGGTTGAACTCGAGCGTTACTTTGTCGTTGATGTTGATTTTTTCAACGCCAGTTGCAATCTTGATGTCCGCCATCTATTGTCCCTCCTTATGCCGCTTCCGGCGTAAACGTGATTTCTCCGTTGGAACCGACCGCCGCAGTGCCGGTGATTCTCTCGCCGCCCGGCGTTACCGTAAGCGGCATACCTACGAAGCCGCCGCCTTCGCCGCCAAGACCTGTCGCCTCGATTGCAGCACCCTTGTATCTCTCCGCGAAAACAGCCGTTTTCTTCGTGCCTGCGTAATGGTGCACGATAAGAATGTCCTGATTCGCCAGAGCCGCCGCGTTCTGTTCCTTAACGGCGAGGTTCCAGACATGCGTAAGCGCAACATCTCCGGCATCGAGTTCGCACGGTTCAAAGTCCTGCGTGATGATGGGCTTCTTCATAGTGGTTCTGGTCGTGCCGAGGATGTCCTTGTTGGAATCCTTCTGCCAGTCGTATTCCATGCTGGAATCCGTGACGCGCGTCCCAAGCGGCGACCACACGGCGGCGGAATCAGTGCCCGTATTCACAAAAAGAATCAAAAGTTCTCTGTCTACAGGCTGCCCAGTAACGGTGTTAAAGGTCATATCTGCCATAGTTAAATCACCTCATATTTCATCTTCATTAAGATTTGATGGTCTTCCGAACCGTCCTTGTATGGGTAAAGTAACGCCGCGCGGCTGGATACATCCATGCGCCGGACGCGGATTCCATCGCCCAAAGACGGATAATTCTGCATCGCCCAGTCTCCGAATCGGTTCAGCACTGCGTCCGCTTTCAGGCGCTTGTCGTTGCTGCTGCCTGGGAAGATACGGGCGATAATTTTGAACTGGTATTCTGCTTCATGCCCGCCCAAGATGTATTTCTGTGTGATGTATGTGCCTGGAATCACGGACAGAGCCACGCTTGCGGAATCAGCGGCGAGGAACTCATAATTGATGGTCGCGGCTGGGAGATCGTCATCCGAAAACGAGTTTACCCAGACCATCATTTTTCTGGATATGTCCTGTTCTTCCTCGGAAGAAACAAGCTTTTTTTCTTTTTCAGAGCCCATTTTTCACCGCCTTATCTGCAACGCGAATCCATTTGTCAAGGTTCTCAGCCTTTGAAGCCTCGAACCAGTGTGATTGTGCCTGCGCATGTCCGGATGTCGTGAACACAAGGTTTTTGTCTGTCAGAACCTTCGTTCCGCCTTTCGGCGCGTATGTACTGCCCGTTTCCGGGTCAACCATGACTTTCCCGTAATACAGGAATCTTGCATACGGTCCCGGATAGATGATCGCATTACCGTCCACCATTGTTCTCTGGTCGAGAGAGCCGGTCAAAAACGGAACATACGGACTTGTGTCCTTCCGTGCCTGAACCGCAACAATATGCTCCGCTTTCGTGCATGCCTGCGCGAGTTTTTCGTGCAACTCGTTAAAGCCATCGGTTTTCACACTGAATTTCAGCATTACGTGCCTCCGACCTGCCAGTGCTGCATAGACGGACTTCCGAAGTCCTTCATGTCCACCTTTGTCACTTTGTACACATCGTCGTAAAGCATCTCAATCTGTTCTTCCGTCTTGTCCGGTTCGACTACTTCACCCTTCACAAAGAAGGTAGTGCCGCCGTTACCGTCCGTGGATAGCGTCCAGATTTTGCTTTTATCAGTTGCGCGCCAGAACTCTTGCGGTCCGACGTAGCGCTTCTCCGCGCCTGTCACGCCGTCTACGGCTGGCGAGGAAAACGGAATGTATAGGTTTACCGCATCTGCGCCTTCAAGCCCGCTCGCGCGGACATTGGCAGCTTTCGATGCTTGGAGCATTACGCCGCGAATCACTGTGATATAGCGCTTCTGCGTGTCATTAAAATTCTGGTCTTGCTCCTGCGTGACGTTGTAGATGGTTACAGTGTGGGGGGCGTACATGCAAAACACCTGCCTCTGTAGAGAAGCCCGGTATGGGCTAGATATTCACGCGCTACGCTTGCAAGAGCCTTCTTCGCCTCCGAAGCCGCTTTCAATGCAGCTACGGAAGAATCGCCGCCGCTGCGAAGCGTCCGAGAATAGCCGCCTACAGTCTCGCTCTGCAATTCTCCTTCGTCAAATGCAAGCCCGGCGGACACATTCTTTCTGGCAAGCTCCTGCGCCGTGTCGATCAGCATATACTGGTCGACTAAGGCACAGCAGCACATTTTCACAGCATCCAGCTCTGCAAAATCCTTTGCTCGGTTTTGCGTGTAGTAGTCGAGGAAGGAACTGGCGCGTGTCGCCAATCTGCAAAAGCTGTCAGCGTCTACCGTTCCCTTGTAGATATCGCAGTAGTACTCATAATCGGCGTATATCATTGCGCCAGCTCCTTTCGGTTACGAGCCTACCGTCACAGTGGCCGTTCCGGTCTTCGTGCTGTCCTGCTTGGACTTTGCGGTAACGGTAATGCTCGTGGATGTCTCATTGGAAGCAACCGCCAAGATGCCGTTCTCCGAGATAGAAGACTTCGCGCCGTTCTGGCTCCACTCGACATCTCCGCTCACGATTCCTTCACCCGCGACGGCAGCGGTGAATGCCTTGCTCGCTCCCTTTTTCACGGTTGCAGTAGCCGGGGATACCGTGACCGTAGATACCGTGCCAGCTTTTCCATAAACCGAGAACGGGAACGGGTTGGCAATATCAACGTTGTACGCGTTGACCGGGTTCGCGATTTCCCAACCGAGACGCATGACCGCACGGAGAGCGACCATATCGTTCTGCATGAGGTTGTAGGTGATTGCCTTTGTACTCGGGTCCTGAATGACACCCTCGGTGAAGATCTTAAATGTCATGTCCTGGCGGATGGCGTACACCAGCTGCGTCCAGTCGCCGACGATCATCTGTGCCTGTGCCGGGTCAAATGCGCCGTTCATCGGGAAGTACATATCCATACCATCCAGACCATAGCGCGTTGCACCCTGCATATCGGACTTGAAGATGGGCTGCCCGGTCGTGTCCTTCAGCCCGCGCAGCTTGCCGCGCATTTGAATCGCAGACATAACGCCGTTCGGGTTGAAGCCGTCAAGTTCTACCTTCGCGATAAGACCGCCTTCGCCCATGATGTCGTCAAAGATGCTTGTGCCGACGGGTACGCCGTTACCGGCAGCGATTGCCGAAGGAACAACGCCAGTGCGCCAAGTGCTCGGCTTGTTCGTGCCGAACAAGATTGCCGCGTCAATGACCTTGCCGAAAGCCTCGGTCAGACGGGGCTTGACCTCGCCCCAAATGTCATAATCCGCATCATCGAGAGCAGCCTCGGGAATGGGGACGATAACCGCGATTTCCTCGGCATACAGCTTCTTCTTGTCCCACGCCATCTTGGTGGTCTGCTTGAATGCCTCACCAGCGCCGCTGTCAGTGGCCTCGCCGTTGACAAAGTACGCGGAGGGAAGTGCGTCAAGCACATTAATGGTCTGCGTCTTGCTGGACATATTCGCCAGTCTGCGGCCCATACGAAGAACGGCAGATTCGGCGATAGCGCCCTGCATGATTTCGCGGGTTACTGGTTCCGGGATAAGGCCGGAAAGTGCGGAACGATCAATACTTGCCATGTTGTAATCTCCTTTTCGTTACTTGAGTGCGCCGCGGATCAGATTGTTCATCGCGGCATTGGTATCTGTTTTCTTTTCGCCGCCGCCAACGGCGGCAGACCAGTCGATTTTTACGCCGTCTTGGAACGCGGATGGATCGGCTCTGACTTGAGCCTTGTGCCATTCGTCAAACCCATCAAGCGCACCGTCTTTGATTTCAAGGTGTTTTGCTTTTAGGTCTGCCAAATATGCCTTTTCAGCAGCTTTAGAGCTGAACTTCACGCCCTTTTTAGCAAGCGTCTTGCGGATCACATCTGCGTAGTCATAATCGGCGATCTTGGACTTGTAGCCCTCGATCTCCTTTTTGAGCGCTTCCGTTTCCGCGCTGCCGTTCGCTGCAAACTGCTTGTTCTTCTCCACTTCCGCGTCAAGCTTGCTCTGAACAGTCGAAAGTGCCTTTGTGATTCGCCTGTCGAACTCCGCCTTGTAAGTGGGGTCAGCCAGTATTTCATCAAAAGTCATAATTTCGTCTTTCATTTTTTGTAAATCCTTTCTATTTCCACAGCGTCATTCCCCGCTGCGTTTTTCATTTTCCGCGATATGCGATACGTTCCAGCCTTTCGTATCTGTCGTACTCGCTATCTGTCATATCTGACCAAATACGGTCGCCATATTTACGCTCCATTTCAGCTTTAAAAGAGTGGTATTCTTTTATCTGTGTCGCCGTACCTGCGTAAGTCGATGAACTTGCGCTAGGGCTACCCGATGTTTTAGCTGAAGAAATTTTGGTGTCTTCAGATTTTACCTTTTCTGTAATTTTGAGAGCTCCATTTTCCACTTTCATCTTTGCAAGGACTCGCGCGTCCTTCATAATGAATTCCCCGGGGTCGTATCCGTCTTCGCCCTCATCAGCTCCGAGCAAATACATGACGCGTCCTTCGTATCCACCGTACTGCGTCACCTGTGACGTCCGGTCAATACGAATCGTTGACACGCCATCGAGGTCTTCCGGCTCCGCGCCCGCATCGTCAAAATCACCGCCAAAATTTTGTGAAGTGTGTTTCATCGTTTTGCCGATCTTTTCCGTATCGTCTTCCTGCACACGCAAACCGAAATACATAAAATCTTGTTCGCTGCAGATTTCTTCTGTAATTTTTTTTGCAGTTGAGAAATCCGTTCTGTTAAAGAGTTTTGTTTTGTTCTCCCCAAACTTCCCGCTTTCGCGCATTGCATCTGTCAGGCTCTGGCCATCTTTGATAAAAACTCGCCGCCCACTGATAGTGCGCCAAACGCCACCTTCATCCGCCATGTTTTCCACCTCCAAACTCAAATTTCAGCCGTTTGCGCTGAATCGTCTGCGCAATAATGCTTCCGTCCTTGTCTTGCAGCAGCTCCACCCGGAAGCCGGACGCAAGCGCCCGCTCGATGGCTTGCTTTAGATTTTCGTCAATCATACAATACTTTCGCCCTTTCTCTCTGCTCCGGTAACCCTGCAGCCTCGCTGAAAGACTTATACTTGGCGTTCAGGCGGCGAAGCTTGATGTTTGCTGCGGTTGCGTCGTTCTCTAAGCACGCTGCTTTATAAGCATTTTTCAGCTTCTTTTGAGCTCGAATCTGCCGTTCCATGCGTCGCTGCATCTGCGTAGCCTCGTAGGCAGTGTATTGCTTCCCATCGAACTCACAGCCGAGCCCATCGTCGATATGCTCGAGCTGTTCGTCTGTGTAAGTTCGCTCCGAAACTCCTGGAACAAACGGGTATTTGTGATGCCTACAGTTTGCGCCTGTCAGACCGTCAACATATCCGTAACCGGTCGTTTTTACAAGGTCATCGTAAAGCCCCAGCGGGTCAGGTTCGCCGCTTTCACTCTGGTAATAAACTTCCCCTTGCCAGTCCTTGTGGCTCGACCACGGCGAAGCACCTGGCTTGTCACGCGCCCCAGAGTGCGCAGACACTTCAAAGTATCTCGTCTCAAGGTACTCTGCGCTTTGGTTCGTGTACTGGTCGCAGATCTGATTCACGCCAGTCATAACGGCTCTCCGAACAGCAACGTCGATGTGGTCAACGTGTCCGCTTTCGTAATTCACAACTTTCAGACCGCCTGCAAGCTGCTGAACAGCAGACTTGATCGCCTGATTGTAGCTGATTGCCCCGCTCTGAATCTGTATGACGGCAGAATCCAACGCCCACTGATACGCACGCGCAGGCGGGAGCATCGTCCTGCCTTTGTCTACCAAGAATCCCATAGACTGTGTGATGTTATGGAATTCATCAAGCGTCTGTGCTCTGATTGCTTCGATGGTCGCAGTGTTCACCAGAATATCAGGCTGTGTCAGCCCTGCCATGTCGATAACCGATGTGTAATACTTCTGGTTTCTGGCAATAACATCGTCGAAAAGCTCCTTGAGCTTCTTCTCGCTGATTCCAGAGGTCTTGCGGATTGCTTTTTCAATCTCCTTCGTATCGATACCATGCGAGCGAAGCGCCCGGATTGCTTGAACAGTCACTTCGCTCAACTGGTCTTTCAGTGCAAGCCTACTACATATTTCATCGAGAAGCGTATCTTCCAATCCTCGGAACAGTTCGGCAAGTTCTTCTGGGAGTGCATCTAAAATGGCAGGTGAGAACGGATATTCTTTCACCGTCCTTCACCTCACTCTATCTCATTCTCCGGCTCTTGAACCATGTCCTGCGCCTTTGGGAGTGCAGCCTTTGCGGTTGCCTCGTCCTCGTTCATCCAGCGCATGCGGAACTCCCAGTCATTCATAATGCCTGCGCTGAGAAGCTGCATGTCGCGGGAGAAATCAGTAGCTTTGTCTTCTATGATGCTGTCATCAAAATCTATAGAGATTTCCACGTCTTCGTTCAGACCGGCGTTCATAGCCGTGTTTCCCAACCGAAGCAGAATGCGGCACAGCTCCACTAGCGCTTGTTCCAGCACAATTTCATGTTTCTTAATGGTGCGGAACATGGTGGAGTTTTCGCTGATCACCTGTGTTGCTGTCGCGACGCTGCCGCCGTCGAAACGGTAATAGGTCTCGCCGAAGCCGCACTTACTGGACAGTACGTTCAGTTGGTCTTGCAAGCCTACATTCAGCTGCTCAGTTCTGAGTGTCGGAGAAATCGTCTCTACCACGTTCCCTTGCTGTGTGTCCTCCGGAAGCAGATAGAAACGTCGGTCGTTGTCATCAAGCGTCGGTTCGTCATCTTCCCACCTTGTGGCGGGCATTTTGACCATCATCATCATGGGGCCGTTCTCGAACTCATTGACGTAACAGTCATAGGCACAGTCAACGCCGCGCAGAACGTCGATTGCATTTGCATACACAGGGATACCAACCGGAAGCAGGTAGTCAAGATTGTTTGCGATGTTCGGTCTGTCGATGACGAACTGCCTCTTGTCGCTTCCCGTATGTACCACAGGGGGTATTCGCTCAAAGCCCGGAACATCGGTAAGCAGTGCGTCGGCAAGCGTTTCGTTTTCATATCTGTAAATGCTGTTCTCGATGACGTAAAGTCCGTTTTCGTCTTTCCGGTGAATCTGCAAATACAGATAATTCTTTCCAGCTCGTGTGACTACGCTGTCAAAAGCGCACTCTGAAATAAATC